CAACCAACTTCCATACCCCAAATAGTTTTAGGGTGCCCACCAAAATATGATTGTGTGTAATGTGTTAAACCCATACGATGGGTATGTCCACAGACAACTGACATGCCTGCACGTTTTGCAAGTCCAAGCGCAGTAGCACCAGCGGTAGGTTGCACGTTACCCTCATCACCATGTAAAAGCAGCCAATTTGGGGCTAATTCATAGGGTTTTTCGTGGTATGTAATACCTAAATCATCAAGTTTTAAAAAGTTTTTTAACTCTAATTCAGGCAAACCTGCAAGTCCGGGTGCTCTCATTTTTATAGTATTAAATAATCTATCTGTATGATTACTGCGAATCATATGTTTTATTTTTAGTGATTCTAAAACACGATAAGTTTCATCTCTATCTTTACCAATAGATTTTTCATGTTCTAAATCTGTACCTTTACTCCAGCGAGAGATAGTTTGCATATCCATTTCATCTCCAACCGAAATAACTTCGTCAGGTTTAAATTTTTTAATAAAGTTTGCTAGTGCAGCAATAGCCTTTCTATCATGATAAGGCACTTGTAAATCTGACACGCACACTATTACTTTCATTTTTTCTTGGCTCGTCTCTTATTCTCTAATGCCACATTTTTCTTTTTAGAAAGCACACGAAGGTTTGATATTTTATCATTACCTTTGCGCCCTTTATTATCTTTATGGTCTACTTCTTGATTACGTTTTAACTTTTTGCCTGTTGCTTTTTTGTAATCAAGTCTTGCTTTGTTTGTAGACGTAGTTTCGGTAGTTCCATTTTTTTTCTTGCGTTTGATAACGTAAATTGGACGACCACCATTTTGTTTACTTCCTTTGTATGGTCCAAAGATTTTCACTTGTCTCCTATCTTAGTAATGCTGCTATCAAAGCCAGCAAAGCCGTTAGTTGTAGTTGAAATGCTAACATTATCTCTATCATTTATCCCATTGTCCTCTCAGTACTAGCAATCCTATGATTGCATAGTTTGCCATGTCCTTGAAAGAATCTTCAATAGATTCATGCTCAGGATTTTTACCACTATCAACTAGGTTATTTATACGTGCTAACTTGTCATGCATACGAACCCTCAACCCATTGATAGCACCACCTGGTGAATCAGATATGTTTTTTGGTCCGTAATCTTTATGTTTAGACAAAAGTAAATCTATTAATTCTTGAAATGTTCGCGCTACTGATGATTCAAATGAATTAATTTCAGTTGGTGTCATCGTCGCCTTCTTTGTATTTTTCAAAAAAATCTTCAATTTCATAATCAAATGTACTCATTTCCTCGTTAACAATTAAGTCCTCAATAAACTTTTTCATTTTTCTAGGATTAGTTTCTGCAGCGTACAAAGTTGCATACGTATGTTGTACCATTTCTTTTATTTTTTGATTTTTACCAGCATTTAAAAAAATAGTTTTTAACAAGGAACCAATCATTAATTGATAGCCACCGGGAAGTATTAATCTTGGGTCAAACGGAGGTTCGTTTTGGTCATCTATCATGTGGTCTATTGCTTCAAAGACATTATCAAAGTGCTGACCACAAATTTTACATGATGGTATATTTTTATAATTCATTAATGCCCATTTTTTCTTTAATATATTTGGCTCCATGTTTTATGTAAGTGCTATTGACATCTTCGCCATCCTCCATAGCAACAACAGTGACTGGTAATTCTCTTGATAATGACGTTGCAAATTCTTTTCCTGGCTGGTCTCCATCCGCAAAAACGAAGATTCTTTCAAAATCTGCAAGTAATCTTGTATAATGTTTTTTCCATGAGTTTGCTCCAGGAACGCCAACACAGGGGATTCCAACCATATTAGAAAGGGTAAGTGTATCGATTTCGCCTTCACATACTCCAATGTAATCACCTGCCTTTTCTATATCTAACACGTTATATAATTTAGTTTCTGCACCTGTCATGCCCATGTACTTAGGCTCAACAGCAGGATTAAGAGAGCGAAAACGCAAATCGACAACACCAGTCTTGGTAATATACGGTATTGATAATCGTCCTTGGAATGCTTCATGTCCAACATCAGGCTCCACGACTACGCCTAATCGAACCAGCCGTGCTGCTTCCCTTGTTATACCCCTGCTTGCTAGGTAACTTTCTGCCTGATGAATATTTGTTGCGTACTTGTGAGACGCTGCTTCCAATAATTCCCTCTGCGAATGATTTTGCTTCACGTATGTCCACCCCCTCTTTCTTTGCTATAATTTGTAAACTATTACCCTGCATACCACATGCAAGACAATTAAATATATTTTTTTCTGAATTAAACGCTGCTGACCTATGGGTATCATTGTGAAATGGACATTTAACATTTACTTGTCCTTTAGTTTTAATTACATGAGCACCATAATGCTTAAGAACATCAACTATATCTGGCAAATCATTAGTCAAATACATCGCCCAACCTTAATACTAAATAGGAATCTTCTATAGATTTTCCTCTGGCTTTGATAACCACCGCTGGTAAGACGGATGTTTTTTTAATTCCTCTTGCCTTTGAATAATTTGTTGCTTCAACTTGAGCCTCTTTCGTCCAACCAGATAAGTCAATGCGACCTGATTTACCCGGAGCCTTGGCTTCGATGACTCCAATGTGTCCAAGGAACTCTGACCTAACGACAACATCTCCCTCATCTCTTGCACCTGTTCTAGCAAGTCTTTCACTATCATGTCCAATTCGTCTAAAATAATCTCGTAGGTCTGTTTCAAAAGTTGCTCCTCTAGCCTTATGGCTTTTTCTGGTAGTCATGAATTTTCTGGAATATCCTCTACATACATGTACTCTGGATTAAATGCTAACCAAGTTAGTAGCGTTCCACCAGCATCCGCTCTACCGTATCTATTTTTGACTGATGCCACGCCAAGCGATGTGCCCACCGTACCAAGCGTACATATAAGAGCAGGTAGTTGAGATACTTTACCTTGTATTGCACTTCTTGGTTGGCAAGGATTGCCAAGTACTGCCTCAGACGTGTGATGTAAAATAACAATTGCAGAGTTAGTTGCCCTTGCAAGATATTTCAACTCCTTCATAATTGCCCTCATAGAAGCAAACTCTTCACCACCATCTGTGGCTACATCCATTAAATTATCTAATACAATTAAAGTTGGAGGACAACCCCACAACTCTTCAAACGCTTCAACCTCTTCAGCAATATCTTGTAAAGTTGGAGACGATTCGAAGCACCAAATAATATGATTTCCTTTTTGGAGAACTGCTTTAGTCCAACCAACATCAGTATTAAGTTTCCGTTCAACATCTGTTTGATTTTTACCAGATATCATTGACGCTAGGCGCATAGCCATAGTGTGAGCATTGGTATCAGCGGAGATGTAAAGAGTCGGAACATTTGTCTTTAATGCTAATGCTAATGCAAGAGTAGACTTTCCAACCCCAGGAGCACCAGCAAACATAGAAACTTCTGAACGACGTATAATAATTTTTGATGCTTCGAATGCTTTAAAACAACTAGGTAGGGGTTCGCCCCCGATAGATGTCCGACCAACCGACCTGACAAGTGTACGCATTATCCCCTACCTAGTCTAGCGATTAACTATGCCCAAATAATTGGAGCGTGTAGTTCTTTAGGAACTTTTTCTCCAGACCATTTTGGACCAGCAGCAGGGTCTGACCAGCACTTATATGCTTTCCCAGCCTGACTGACTCCTGATTTTAAAACCATAACACCTCTTTCGCAAGTTGGTGCACCTGGTTTATTATATACCCAAATATTTCCGTATCTATCTTTTACAGTTTCTTCAATGCCACCTGATACTGGATTTTCCTGGGTCATCATTGATGAAGATGATTGCCTTGTGTTTGTAGTGGAATTTAGCGTTGATAAAGGGGCAACGTTACTCGCTCCTACCACCAACTTACCTACAGCAGCAATTTGGGTAGAGTAGTCCCCAATGCCTTCTAATAATATACTTAATTCGTCAGCGGTATTAGCCCTGACATTTATCATATCTCCGTTAGGAGTTTTATATGATACTTGCAACTTCCAGTCTTCTGCCATTTATCCGTCCTTTTTTACTGAGAATTGACAATGAGCGGTAAGTCCGCACATGTACTGACAAGAGTTTGTG